ATATTGACCATGGTGTGGATAAATTATAAGCAGCAACAAAGAAATTACCACTAAGTCCACCAGTAACAAACATTTTAGTTCCATCTGGACTAAATTCTATTCCAGTACAATAACCGAATACTGCACTAACATCTAATTCATAAGATAAAGAAAGAGTTGTAATATTCCAAGCTGTAGACAACGTAAATTCTTTAATTAGATTTGATCCTATAGTGCTTGCAGTATAGACTTTATATCCATCAGATTTTACATACATCCCTTCTATTTGATTTCCAACAGAAACTGGAGATTGTTCTCTGTAGATGGTATTTGAGATAAAGTTTTGTGGTAAACTGAAGGATACTGATGGGGGAGTTAATCCATATCCACATCCAGAATTAGTAATTTCTACACTTACTACTGTACCTCCAGTGAATTCTGTTTGACCTAGAGAACTAACTCCTACTGCTTGGATTGAAGTTGGAGCCGTTGAAATGGATACTACAGGTACAGATTTATATCCAAATCCAGAAGTTAATGATGTAACAGAAGATACCCTAAAACTTTGAATTCCAACAGATGCTGACGCTGAACTTGTGATGGTGGGCTCTGAGAAGGTTAGTTTTGGTACTTGTTTATAACCAAAACCTTCTTCTATAATATCAATTTCTGTAACTCCACCACTTTCTATAATGCATGAAGTAATTGCAACAACAGGATTTAAATAAATCGGAGGAAATGTGATTCCAGGAGGAGTTTCTGTGATTGTTTCATATTCTGGAGCATTATAAAATGTTTCATCTACAATTAAATCTTTTGGAAGTACAACTCTATTAAATGAATCTCTTAATTCTATAGTTTCATAGTGATGTATCTCCTGTAATGCATCTTCAGTTCCATATTTACTGATTAAATAGTTATTAAACTCATTTACAGTTAATGGCCACTGATCGTAGTAATTGATAATATTATTTGAAACTAAGATAACCCAATCAAGACCTGCATCTCCATATAGTTTTTCTGCTATTTGATCTGGTCTCTCTCCTTCAACAATAGTATAATATTCAAATCCAGCAAAAACTGATATTAAATCTTCTCTTACTTTTACTCTTCTGAATATATTTTTTGCTAAAGTTGTTTCATCATTAGATTTCGTATTTGGAAATCTATTTACATATTCAACGTTTGGTAGTTCTGTAAAGTATGCCATATTAGTAACCTACTGCGTCGTTAGCAACTGGAGAAAGATCTGTTCTTTGTGAGTTGACTGTATCTTGATAATCGACATCATAAATTGGTTCAAGTTCTGCGAATTGTAGGGTTATTCTTGTAGAAACTGGTTGACCTTCATCATATGCAACCCAGAAACCATCTGGGGTATAATCTGTTTGCATAGAAACCAACGCACAAGTCTTAAATCTACTGATTGCTTTATTTTCTCCAGTTGTTGTTTTAAATTCCAATTTGAATACATTTGGAGTTTTAAGAAAATAAGATGCTCCTCCTGCACCTCTACCAGATCTCTTTTTTGGTGACATTCCTTGTTTAAAGAATCTGAGTATTCTCCTAATCATCATCGCTTCATCTCTACTTCTTGCTGTTAGTCTATAACTAACACCAAAAGATCTTAATTGGGGTCCGTTGAATAACAACTCTAAATTATTATTTGGAACAATTCCTGCACCTCTAGCCAATATTGTTTCTATTTCAGTTCCAAATTGAGCCATTTGAAGAAGTTTTTGAACACCAATGGTTCCCATTAAACCTCTCCCTTCTGCTGTGGCACTTGCTTCGTTAAGGAGTTTACCATAAGCAAGTGTTTGACCTCCTGCGGATGCTCCAGATCCTGCTCCACCAGCAACACTGCCGCCCATCTTACTACTAATAAAAGCACCCAACCCAGCGCCAACTAAACCTGCTGCTGCATATTGTCCTGGATTTTTTATGACATCTGCCATCATTCCAGCACTAATATTATTCATTTGATCTGGACCCCATCCAACATCCTTGGTTTCGGAGATACTAGAAGGCATAGGAAAAGTTACAGTTCCTATAACTTTTTCTGGTCTAAAATCACTACCTCTCTGTAAACCATTTTGAATAATACTTGAAAAGTCTCCATTTAGAAGTTGATCTCCAGCTGGAGCAGCATACTCAAATTGACTTATAAAGAGAGTATCCTGTTTCCTGGAATTCATATCAATTGGATACTTCAATCCTTTGAAAAGTAATTTAGCTTCATTTCCAGCTCCATAGTCTTGATTTGCTATTTCTCTTATAGCTTCACTTGGGTTTATTAGTGCTCCAAATGCTGCTCCTATGTTTCCCGGACTTGTAGAATTACTCGAAACACTTTGACTTGGAGTTGATGTACTTTGACCCGGAGGTTGTCCTTGATTCTGTTGTTGGGCCCAAGCAGGTAGAACTAAACCAGCAGAAGTTCCACCTAAAGCCCTAAACGAAGTTCTTACAGAAGTTTGAATATTTTCGTGTATTGTTTGTTGTTCTTGTGAAGATATTGATAAAGAATTGACACTAGAAGAATTCCATTTACCATCCGTATAAATCGCTGGTGTCCCAGTGGCAGCATTTTGTTGAATGAGTTGTACTTCACCAGTACGTTTATTGTACTGTAAATTATAATTTACAGAATTTTTTGTAAAGTATGGTACTGGTGAAATATTTTGATATGTCACTTAAGGTTTACTCCAAGCTTTGTGATTTGGAAATGGTTGACCCCTTGTATCAACAAATTTTTCAGTTGGTAATATTGAAACGGAGGGCCAATCCTTTTCAGGAACTCTCAAAAATCCCCCTCCAACTCCAGAAAAAAAGTAACGATGAATGCTATTACGAGGTACACTTACGGTATCTGAATTATTTATTAGGCTTTTTGCTATTCCTTCCCTATATTGCCTATTAATATAATGCAAATTTATTCCAATGAAATAATTTTTACTGTAACTTACTTCAGTAACATACGTCAATGGTTGAGTATCAAAAAATTTAAGTCCAGGAGTAGATGCTCCGTAGATAAAAAAATACATCTTACCAACTTCTATACCTCCTGTATCCATTTCATTAATATTAAATTGATCCAGTTCACCAAGATACTGTCTTAGTTGTCCAGTATACCAATCATTTTTTACATTTTTTCCTTTGGTTTTTTTAATGAGATCGTATCCAAAACCTTTTCCAGGTTCGAACGTGCCATCGAAACTCATATTCCTAAATCCTCCTCAGTCATGATTCGGAACTCATAATTACGATCTGCACAGAACTCTTTAGCTGCTTTCCATTTTGCTTGGTTTTTTACCCAAGTTTGAACTTTATATGCCCAAGATTTTGTCCTTCTTTTTGGATTTTGTTCTGGCATGTCTACTTCTTTTTTGGGTTTTATTTCTATAACTACTGTTCGTGTATTTCCACTCTTATCTTTATACTTTACAAAAAAATCTGGAAAATATCTATGAACTTTACCATCAAGAGGGCAAAGATATGGAATCCAGAATTCTTCAGATTGCCATTGATTTACATTTTCATTTAAGTCACAATAACGCATGAATTTTCTTTCCCACAAAGAACGATAAACAATATTTGTGGGATCACCTCTATACTTTTTTGGATTTTCTGGACGATATTTTCCTTTATAACTCATATACATACTATAGATCCTTAAGAAATATTTATAGATGGCTGAGCCATTTAGGCCTGATTTCCCAGGTAATCCATATAGAGTTGATCCCATCTATCTTAGGATGACTCTACCAAGAAACACTAGAGATAGTAGAAGTTCTCTTCCTAGTGTTCAAGATCTTTTTGGTGAATTATCAGTTACTAGTCAATTTAAGATCACTCTTTGGTTTGGAGAAAACGTATCTACCGTTGAGTCGGACTCAAATTTAAATTCTTGGTTAGTTTCTTGTGGGATTTTTGACAAGAGTTTAAGTTCACTTCAATATGAATTCATGTGTCATAATGCTATTCTTCCAGGTTCAACCTTATCCACTTTAGAAGAATCTGGAAGTAGACAAGGAGTTATGGAAAGATTTCCAATAATGAGACAATTTCCAGAACTTACTTTAGATTTTTATGTTGATGCGGATTATGGAGTTATTCGTTTATTTGAAGAGTGGATTAATTTTATAAATCCTCTTCATACTGTAAACGGTAAATCTATCAGAGGATCTTCCAGAGGAAGTACAAGTGATGAAGTAAGTTTTGATGATGAAAATTTCTATAGAATGAGGTATCCGAACACCTATAAAAGAAAAATATCAATAACTAAATTTGAGAGAAATGTACAGTTTGATAGCTATGGGAATCTTTTAGAGTCCCCATCAATGTTAACGTATCAGTTTTTAAATGCTTTTCCAGTGAATTTAACTGCATTACCAGTTTCTTATGAAGGAAGTACAGTAACAAAGACAAGTGTTACTTTTAACTATGATCGATATGTTGTCTTAAAACACAATGGAACTGGATCACCTGACTATGAACAAAAAGTAACTTCTAGTGGTCAACAAATATTGTCTGCTACAAATAACGGTAGTGGAAGTCAATCCGGACAATCTATTCAAAATTCTACCAATAATTTACCAACTCCAACAGGTAATACAAGATCTACTACATAACCCGCACTAAATAATTTTATCTGAATTTATAATATTCAATGCCATTACCAAAGATTTCTACACCAACTTATGAACTTGAGTTGCCTTCTACTGGAAAATCTATAAAATATAGACCATTCCTCGTTAAAGAAGAAAAAATTCTTATCTTAGCTCTTGAAAGTCAAGATATTAAACAAATCACACTTGCTATTAAACAAGTACTAAAAGATTGTATTATAACAAAAGGAATTAAAATAGAAGATCTACCTTCTTTCGATATTGAATACATTTTCTTAAATGTTCGTGGAAAATCTGTTGGAGAGGCCATAGATCTGGTTGTAACTTGTTCCGATGATGGTACTACAGAAGTCCCAGTTAAAGTGTACGTTGATGAAATCAATGTACAAAAAGACTCTGAACATACTTCGGAAATTAAACTAGATGATGATATTGTTGTAAAAATGAAATATCCATCACTAGATCAATTCATTAAAAATAACTTTGATTTCAGTGTACAAGAATCTGCAAGTACAATTGATAAGTCTTTTGATATTATTTCATCTTGTATTGAAGCTATTTTTACTGCAGAAGAATCTTGGGCTGCTTCAGATTGTACGAAGAAAGAACTTGTTGAGTTTATAGAGAGTATGAATTCATCTCAGTTTAAGAAAATTGAACAGTTTTTTGAGACAATGCCTAAATTATCTCATACTTTTACTGTAAAAAATCCGAAGACTGGAGTAGAAAATACGGTTACGTTGGAGGGTTTAACCAGTTTTTTCGGTTGACAATGGCTCACATTGATTTGGAAGCCTATTATCGTATTAATTTTGCTCTCATGCAGTTCCATAAATACTCTTTGACTGAGGTTGAAAATTTAATGCCTTGGGAAAGAGATATCTATCTTGCCCTATTGAAACAACATATTGAAGAAGAAAACTTAAAGGCACAACAGGCGGCAAATCGTGGCAATTAAATCACCACTAAATCCAGGAGTTATTGCTAGAGAACGTAGAGTTACACCAGAAGCAGTTCAGAACTTTATTTCTGGTGGTTCTCCTCTTGGATCTTCTGTGGTTGCTAGTGCTGCTAACAAAATTGTAGGATTTCAAAGAGGAACTGCTGGAGTTGCTCCACAAGTTCCAGATCTTGGTTCGATCATTAATACTTTATCATCAAATATTTTAAACAATGTTGAGAATAGAGTACAAGCAATAACTCAAAATGTAAATCAGATTGTTCAAAAAACTGTAGGAGATTTACAAAATAGATTTATTTCTAAAACAGATTCTATTGATGCAAACGCTCCGAATAAAATTTTATCCAATTTCTTGAGTTTATATGATAAAGCAATTGGATATATAAGATTTTTTGCAAATCCAAATAATATAAAAAGTCTAAATGAAAGTTTAGTAGAACTCAGGAAAGTATTCGATGAAACTTTCAAAGTCGCTAAAAGCATTCGTCAAACAATTATAAGAATAGTCGATCAACTTTCCAATCTACCTACAGCTAATGCAGGAGGTGGTGGAATAGATTTGGATGTTAAAGTTCCAGGCCCACCATTAAAAAGAGCGGGAAACACTGGAATATTAAGGTCTATGAGAAGACGCCCTGGATTAATGTTGGGTGGTGCTGCTCTTGCTGGTGCAGGCACTGGAGCAATGGTGACCAATGCTCTTCAAGACGTTGGCGGTGGAGTTCAACCTCAGTTAATGGGAGAAACTGGTGAAGGATTATCTGGACCATTACTAGACAAGTTTAATGCAATATTAGATAGATTTTCTGCTGTTCTAAAGTCATTATCAACGAGACCATCAAAACAACAACCTGGAGGAGGAAAATCCACATCTACACAAGCGAAAGATGGAGCTCGAGGAGCTACAGGAGCACCTGGAGCACCTGGTGTTTCTGGATCACCTGGTGTTACTACGACTGGAGAAAAGGGGGTATTAGATCTTATTGCTTCAGTCGAACAAGGTCCGGAAGGATATGATAGTTTTAATACAAGTGCAGGAAAAACTCCCGGTAAGGCTACAGAGCAAACGATTGGGTGGTTGGCTAAAAACGCACGAGGAGCAATTGGTAGATATCAACAAATGCCCCAATATCTATTGGAAAGAGCGCAAAGAGCTGGATTCAATGCAAATACAAAATTTACACCAGAAGTTCAAGATGCAATAACACTAAACGAATTAAGATCAAGTCATGGAATAAATGAGTTTTTATCCGGTAAAATATCAGAAGAACAATTTTTACAAAAACTTGCTCCAACATGGAGAGGATTGCCTCAGGGAAAAATTAATGCTGCAAAACTAGGCGGAACAGCAGATTTAACATATCAAGATCAATATTCTGGAAGAAATCTTGCTGGCAAAACATATGCAACTACTATTTCCGAATTGAGAAATATTAGATCAGGTGGTAATAAACCAGTCGCATCAACTCAACAACGAAATAAACCGGCAGTTGTTGCCGCTCCAGCACAACAACAAATGCAACAACAATCTGCACAACAGGTTGCACAAGTTCCTGTAACACAATCGCAACCACAAGTAAATATTCTTCCTTTGCAAGGTGGAGGTGGAAATCAACAAGGAACCGCAAAACCACCTCAAGCACCTATAACAGGCATTAGAGGAGAAACTGTTCCAATGTTACCCACCACAAATCCTGATAATTTCCTTACATTATATTCTAAAATGGTTTACAACATCGTTGACGGATAATGGCTAAAGGAATCTCTTCAATGCTGCTGAATGCAGCAAACAATATTGTAAGTACAAATAGATCCACTTCACAAATGAAGAGGTCTCAAACTACCTATCAAGATTTTGTTCGTTTCATGCAACTGGAAACGAATAATTTAAAGGCAATAAAATTTAATCAAAGAAAACTTAAGAAAGCTTTAGGAGCAAATGTAGCTGTAAGTTTTGGAAGTGCCGGTAACTTATTGAGTGGTCTTGCAAGTGGGGCTTTAGATGCTGCATCTTTTGTTGGAGATTTCTTCGGAAAAAAAGATGGTAAATCAAAATTACCAAAACCAAATAGTAAAGCAGGAAGACCATTACAATCTGGTACAAAAATAAAAATACCAGGCGTTAGAGCATTAGGTGTTTTGACACCACTTTTGGCTGGACTTGATTTTGCTCAGGGGATTTCTCAAGGAGAATCGACTGGAAAAGCTGCTGCAGGTGCTGCTGGATCTGCAGCTGGAGGAATTGCTGGTGCAGCCGCTGGTGGAGCTTTAGCGGGTGCTATAACATCT